CTCCCATCTCGGTAAGACTTTTGATGAATCCGGACTTTTCCCACGCCGACGCGAAAACGGCACCTTTTTCTTCAACCAAACGAATGATCATGTTCTCGCGATCTTGAATGGCGACACGTCGATTGGTTTTGGCCAATTGGGTTTGACCTTCTTCGACCGACTTGTTCAATTCGCCAATTTTAGCATTAAGCTCATCGATGGTCTTTTGCGCATTTTCCAAATCAGACCGCTCTTTGGCTTTTTGCTCCTCCGTTTTTTTGCCATGGTCAGCAAGTTGAGCTGCGGCATCCTGCAGAGCTTTGGTGGCCTCCGCAAGTTGTTTCGTTTTATCTTCAAGCTGTTTTTCCGCTTTTTTGGCGGCGATACGACGCTTGGCATTCTCGTCCTTCAGCTTGTCGATATACTTCAAGGTCTTATCGGTATCGATGTTCTTCGGGTCAAGCTGAAAATCATCGTCGTCCTTGTTGGAGTCATCCCCATCATCGGACTTACCTTTCTTCTTGTCGCCATCATCGTCGTCCTTGGCATTCAATGCCTCTTCGGCTTTTTTGGCGATTGCCGTAATCTGCTCCGGAGTCAACGGTTTGTTTTTGTCGTCACCATCAGTGGGTTTGTTGTCGTCTGGCATTTTCTTTCTCCTTCTTCAATCGGGAGTCTTAAAGTTTTAAGGGTCATCCCTTATTGAATTAATGGTTTGAGAAATCAATTCTCTGGGTTTCTGCCGCGCCGCTGAAAAGTTAATTGTCCTCCTCTCTTGTTTATGCTTACCGCTTGCGCGGAGCTTTCTTTGCAGCCTTCCTCGCAGACGTTTTGGCCTTTGCTGCGGTTTTTGCTGCGGTTTTCACATCTTTTGGGGCCTTTGTCGTTGCTACCCTTACAAAATTTTGTGCTCTTTCTGCTGCGGCCTGCGCCATGCGCGTCGCCTCTTTCTTGGCAGCTCCCAAACGCTTTTTGTCGGTAGAAATCATGTCTGCCTCAGCAAGCGTTCGAGCATCGTCTTGTGCCCTCCATTGAATCTGTTCCTTGGTTAATTTCTCTGCCATTTTCCCTCCTATTGTTGGTGGTGGAGTTAAATACATCATTTTTTCTTACCTCTTTTTGACTTGCCCTTCTTTTTAGAAAGAGCACCTTTAAATTTTGGATGATGACCATATTTTTTAACCCATTCTCTCCATACTGCGGGAGAATTTATCATCATTGCTATTTCTTGTTTAGCAGATTTAAAAGGCACTTTAATCACCCCACAAAACTTTAAGATTTTTGACAGGAAAAATTTCTAAAACCGCCTTTCCTATTTCAACATCCTGATCTGTCCATCGAGAATAAATCATTCCCTTGGTTATTGAAACCATTGTTAGCCAAATCGTAGGATGATCAATCAGCAAGTCTTGCACTTCCTTGATTGGAACCGATACCGATAATTCAGGCGCATCTATCGTTCGCATAACAACATATCCACCACGATCAACAGAAGGATCTCTGAATGAATATTGCAATTGATATCGCCACGTTCTATCGCCTGTATCCGTCCAATTAAAAACATAATCAGTTGTTGTTTTGTTAACAGAAAGTAATGTTTTATCAGGTCTGGTCATATCACACGAGAAAACCACTTCATCCGAATCCTCGCTTTGAACTTCAACATTACCAACCATCGCGCCTGATCGTAGCATAAAATATTTATTGGTTACAACAAAATTCTCGCACTCAATGTTCACCACTGTTTGTGTCGGTGTGCTAAGATTATTTTCATACGATTGTGATAATGTAAAAAAGGGTTCTCCGTAACTTTTACTCGTATCACTTACATAAAATTTGATATTTTGCCAATCCAAAAAACATTGTTGATATTTTTTAGCATAAATATTCATCTGCGGTTGATTGCTATTTGAAGTCTTCAAATTCTTATTTACATTTGTGAAACCACTCATCCAATTTGGCAGAGTAGTATATCTTGAATCCCATGCGACATAAACCGTACTCTGTGAATGAACAGAAAACTTTACAAAATCAGTTTCCTTGATTGACTTCCTTTCATCGTTTGGAAGAATAATCGCATTATAACCATTAAATTCAGGAGGAATTTCTGTTATCGTATAATCACGATCAGTGTAAACAGATTGTCCAACAGCAAGTTTGCTCCTATTGAATGTATTGACAAAATCAAAAGAACAATCCGCTACAATAAATTCCTTATCCGTAAAAATAATGTATGAACTCGCATCTTCTGTAGAAAGAACGAATCCTGTTGCTCTTGGTCCTCCATATGAAACACATACATCATTACATGCTTCTGTTTTATCATTTGGATCCCAAGAAATTTTCACATCCACTGGATTGGCATTTGCGACAAAACAATATGTCAACCCAAGAGATATTAAAATGAACAACACCAAAAGAAATAAATTTAACCTTCTCATGAAATCCTCTCTCTTATGGTTCATAAAGTTCAAAATCAGGAACCTCAGTTTCTCTCGCAATTTGCAACTTTTCTTCAACATCAGAATACATTTTATTTCCTGCTCTGCGTGCAGGATCTTTTGGAATAACTAATTTTGTGCCAACGTAGTATTCTGAAAGCTGCCTTGGAGCATCAATAAGTTCCTGAATGAGTCTTGTTCTTGCCTCTCGCAAAGCAATATTAATTCCTTGGTTAAGCTCCACCCAATCCTCATGAGTGTAAACAATTTCACAACGACAAATAAATCGTGGAGGAAACCCATAACCAGCAAGCATATCACTTTCAGAAATAACTCCTGCAAGGGTTGCTTGCATACAAATTGCTTTTGTTCTTGGATCCATTGGGTTTGAATTCCAGCAATAGCGATAATTGTTTCTTCTTGCTTGATCTCTTAAATAAGCTGTTCTTTCTGAAACAATTGCCATCGCTGCTTCAAGTTCTGATGTTTCCTCAAGCGATGAACCGATTTTTAAATTGCCAGTTGGTGTTATAAAATTTGCTCTTAGATCCGATTTTTGCATACTCATTGAGATGCCTTGAAAAAATGTGTCGTAAACAAAACCGCGCCATTTAATAAGCATGTTCTCTATATTTCGATACATATTTTCATTAATCGCATTCATAAGTGATAAGGTATTCTCGCCGAGTGTAACGCGATCATCGTTAACACCCATTTTAGCAACAACCTTTGTTATTCTCAACTCCTTATCTTTTACCAATTCAAAAAGATTGATCCTGCCTGATTCGTATATCTTTCTGTATTCTATGCGATAACGGTTAATAATAATATCAAACTGAGGCATAAATGCAGAAAGCAACTCGAAATTATCCATGGAAGAAGCAATAGATACTCCATCCACAATAAGCCTATCAAGTAAAATATCATACAACTTGATAGCTTGTTTATGAATATCCTTGTTCAACTTTCTTATTTGCCTTGAAAAAGTATTGAAAAATCCATCGCTATTTCTCTTGGCAATAAAAGATTGTTGAACTATTTGTTTTCCGAGCTTTATCATTTTAATCTTTTTTCATTTTATAGTTTTCAGGTTTTTTGGTTGCCGATTGCTCGTCCTTTTTCTGTGCATCTTCTGTAAGTGTCTTGTCTTCCTTTTTCATTGAAAGAAGATTTTCAAGCACAACGTCTGCACCAGATGTACCGAGCGGTTCAAAAACATTGGCACCCAAAGCGAGATTTTCTTCCTGATTCTTTTTAACCTGTTCTAAAGCGTCTTCTCTTTTTACACCAGGATGTTTTCTAACATACAAATCAACCGGCGTAATCAGGTTGTAACGCAATTCAAATTGATCTGAAATAAGTTGTTCTTGAGGGCTGAGGCCCGGAATGGTGCTTGAAAAATTTATACTCGGTATGATTTCAAGGTATTTGGCTGCCGTGCCACTACGAGCGTATGTGGCGTCCACACACATCGTCAATGAACAAAGATGCGAGTATGCAGGACCATACGAAAGACGTCTATTTTCCCAAACCTCCTCAATTGGAATACGTTTTATTTTCAGAGCATAACCACTTTGCGGTGCTCCCTTTGTTCCTTGTGAAGCAAACACCGATTGAGGCACACGAGAAAAATCTTGCAAGTCCTCCTTTAAAGATTGAAGCACTTTTCGAACTTCTTCAATCTTTGCATCCGGAGTAACGTATTCAACCTTTGCATTCTTTTCGACTTGAGGCAATTTTATATAACGTGTTGGGGCAACAGTGATCGCAATATCATTTTCAGAAGTTACGACCATTACGGAGAAACTCTGCATTACAGAGATTCTCATTAATGCCGTCCAAAGGTTGTTATAGATCTCGTTGATATGAACAACATCCCTCGTTGTGCTCTTGCCATAAAAAGAGTTATCGTCTTCTTCAGGCTTGAAAACAACGGCGGGAATAACCCCGTATGGATTTGCCCCTCCTCCAATTTTTTCTTTATCTTTTGTTACAGGGCTATTTGCCCATATCTCCCATCTCTTATCGTCCCAGATTTCAATGCGTTCCATATATCGCATCGATGGATCAGGAATTCCGGTATCGTACACATAAGAAATGATCAGGGTGCCAATTTCTTTTGGATTATCATCCTTTGGAAGAAAACTGACAAATTCTCCACGGATGTCTTCAAAGAAAGGCATCTTTTTCTTTTCATCGTAACGAACCATTACGACGCAAGTTTCAGAGACTTCGGAAATCCTCTGGATTTTTTTCATGAACGGAATTTGATTCACGAAAGAAATGGGAGTTGTGATTTGGTCCCATCTTTCTGTATCCGTTTCCTCAGGAAATTTTACAAGTACCGGTTTGCCAAAAACACCAGAGACATATTCATCGATGATTAATTTGGTGTAATTGAAAGACGGTTTATCCTTGTCTTCGAAGTCTTGATCCTCCTCACCACGGTATTGCTTGCAATACATTTCTTGGTCGCCATTGTAAAAATCCCATGACTTACCAATTTTTTTAATGTCATTCTGTCTCTCTTTGGTTAAAATACCACTGAGAGTCTTGTTTGTAACTTGCTCGACAATGCTTTCAAAAAGGTCCATGATTAATATCCTGTTGCAGATTGAAGTTTAATAACCGGGTATTTCTCTGCGACATAGTAACCAAACCCATCTGTTAAATGGGTTAATTTGGGGTCTGATGTTTTATCAATTTCTCCAGCAGTCCCTTCAAGAATTCTGACACCTTCAAAATCTTTAACAACATGCGGTGCCTTTTCTCCATCCACCTGAACATGAATATCACCGAGCATATTCATCAAACGGCTATTAACAGCATTCACCCTCACTCGCTCGCGCGGGTTGCTGCGACGCTGTTTATATGAGATACGATCTTGAAAGGTTCCTGTAAGAGATGCTCTGATAAGATCCCAGTCAGATCCTTTAACCTTTGCAGTGCCCTTTGCTCCACCAGTTGCGTCACCGTAACAGAATACAAGCCCTTTATGATCTCCCCAATCCTCAACAAGTTTTGCACACACACGCTCTGTGTTGCTATTTTGCGGAATATAAACCTCACCGATAATAGATGTACAGGTTTGTCCGATCAGTGGCACCTGAGCCAAAGGCCATTCTGTAAGTTCTTGGATTATTGTAGCGGTTCCTGGAGATACGTTAAAGTCAAACGTAAAGATAAGAGGTGCATTTGGGTTGTAAAATTGACTGCAACGTGAAACATGGAGCTTACGATCAAACTTATAATAAGCAAGACCGGTGAAAATAACAAAGGACCCACAATACTCCTGTTGATAGGTAAGTTCATCGAGGTCCTTCTTGGCCTGTACAATTTCTTCTTCAGGTAAAATGTCTTCACTAAGCCAATGATAGTATCCCCAAATGTTTCCTCCATCAGGATGTTGATCCATATCAGCTTGCGCGTCCATGGCCAAATCGTAATAATGGTTTCTTCCTTCAGGGACACCAATAAAATCACATGATCCACGTCTGTCTGAAAGTGCTGGTCGTACATGCATCGGCCATGCTTCTGGTTTCATGTTACCATATTCATCCATAACGCCATGGTCCCATGGAGTACCTTCTGCACGTTCTGGTTTATCCATCCCTAAGATATGTATCTCTGAACCGTTAATCAGAGTAATAATAAGGGATGATTCTGCCGGTGCTTTCGCTCTGATTTGCGTTGGTATAAGTTTTTTAAGGTCTTCCCAGTAAATACGTTTTGCTTGATCACGAGTAGGAGCAGCGGCAAACCCTTTCCAGTCTGCATTCTTATTGCCCCTCATTGCTCTCAAAACCAGTTTTCTTTTGCCAAATATCTCAGTCTTACCAGAACGTCTTCCAGCAGGAACAACATTGAACCTTGATCTGGATTTCCATCCTGCAGACTGAACAGGATGATAACGTAGTTTTTTGAACTTGGGCATTAAATGTTTTTGTAACATAGATTAATCCTCATGGATCATTTTTATCAATAAGGTAGTTATCAGGCATTTCTTTTAACCGATAACCCTTTATTGTTTTCTTCCCCTCTATCATCGCTTTGACAACCCTGTGCCAACCATCAGCGATGCGACCACAACAGTCAAAAATAATAGGAATGTCAAGATCCGTATTTAAAACCCTTTTCATCTGAAAGATGAAGTCATCCACATCATCCATAGTAAAAGGCATACAGCGCATATCAATGAAAGCAAGTGGAACGTCATACGCAACTGATTCTTCTCTCTCTACCTGTTTATAAAGTTCGACTGCACTCCATCGTTTCTCTTTACAAACATAATTGCTCTCAGTGAAATCCATTCCATCAATTTTGATATCAGGATAAGAAATCTTTACGTCGCCCATTTTATTATCTTTCTGAAAGAATTATTCCTCTGTCTCCTCTTCCTCAAATATATCAGGCACAGAAGAATCTAAAGCCTCTGCAGCTTTTTGAATCTCTAAGGCCAGATCGTGCGGCGAGGATTCAGCATTAACGTCGTAAGGTTTCTGCCCGTAATCATCTGGCAACCATCTTTCAAGTCGCCATGCAGCAGCCTGCCATTGCGGAGCAGCTTCCCGTGTTCTTTTTTTAACTTCTTTTCCTCGTGGTGTGATTTTAATCTGAGTTTCTTTTACATCGTATCCACCACTTGCAGATTTTTCGATAATGGAAATCAATTCTGCTTCTCGTCTCGCTTCGATCCTCATGATCTTTTGACGAAAACCGTAGTATGCTCCATTATCAGGGTTTTTTCCTTGATCCAACCAATAAGTTAAAAGAGAAGGATCTAAACCGCACATTTCAGCAATACGTCTTGCAGAAGGTATCCCTGCCTCATAGCAACGATACACTAAGCGTCTGTTGGCTGGTGTGAACAATTGTCTTGATCCACCTCCAAATCTTCGCTTAATTTTCCGTAAGCTGTGATGTCTTCTTGGCATTGTAATTTAACCTCATGGTTAAGTTTTTTGCGCCCATTTGTTACATTACCTCTTGCATGTTACCTCTACCATGCAATCTTTAATCTTCCATCCTTCCCCGTGGAGAAGTGTAACTTATTGAAACTACTGATCGATACCCGTGATTTACCGCTGTGAAAATGTACTTTCAAACTAATTATTTTTTACGTTTCCCTTTGTGCTATTTCCTCTGCGGTAGGTTTAACCTTCTTTTTTAACCTCCGGCCCCCTCTAAATAAACTCCTTTATAGCTCCAGTGTTTGTAGGGGGGATACCCCATGCCACACATTATTTTCTGATGGTGGGTGACTTTATATCAGAGAAACGCACGTTGTATACAATTGCAAGAAGGAGGCCAAGGAGAAGTTTTTTCTTTTTTCATGGTGAAATGTTCCTTAAAAGCTTTCATTGATGAATTGAATTCTACTTTTCTTTTGTGATTCATCAACGTAGCGTTTTTTGTTTTGTTACCGCAATTGTTTTGTTATTTGTATCGTTTTGTTTGTGTGAATAAAATCACATAACAATATAAAAAATGTTTTGCTTGTGCTTTGGTTGGTTGGTTGCTGCCTGTAGCTGTTTTTCCTTTTTAAAAGACTGTTGCCTGAGAGATTGTTAGAGGAAAGGCTTTTTTAAATGTGTTTAAAATAGGGAAAGTTTTTACCCTACTAATAAATTTTCTACTAATTTTTACTAATAAATTTTTCCCTATAAAGTTTTTTAAATAGTTTTTCACTCTTTAAATAAACAAAGAATAATTTCATACAAGTTTTTCACTATGTTTTTATTTCTATGTGCTTCTTATGTGTTCTTTTAATTTTTCTATTGTTTTTCTATACGTGTTTTTTTCTATTCCTTTTCATTTGTGAAAGATTGTTTTCTTCTTTGTTTTTAAAAAAATTGTTTCTTGATTCTTTTCATTACTTAAATTGTTTGCCTTAAAAATATTTCTGTTTCTGAATTAATGAAAATTTATATGATTTGTTGCTGGAGATTGGCTGGAGATTATTACCTGTTTGAAATATCAATAGGCTTTTAAACGTAGCTAAATTATTGCTTGCTGCTTTAAACATTGA